TGTATTCATCTTCCATACCTAAAAGATATAAATGAATTAATGCGACTTTGTTTAACTCTTGTATTAATGATTTTTGTATTTTATTAATTGTTCTAGCAAAACGGATATCCATTAATGCAAGATTTTTTCCGTCACCAACTACTTCTTCAAATCCTAAAAATGCTTTAGGAATACGAAGCGCTGCTAACATTTTCTTTTGAATGTATTCAATATCTGCAATCTCACCCAAGTTTTGTGCACCAGGTAAAGTCTCAATTGGCATTGTTTGTGCTGCATCACGTACAGGTACGAAATAATCCTGATCTACAGCCATTTGATTATACCTCATATCAACCTGCCCATTACGTGGATCTGACACTGGTTGACGTTTAAATTTGTTTGCAACTTTTTGTACATATGGTTCTATATCTTTATCATCCATATTTCCCACAAATACTTTAAATACACGTCTTTCAGGCGCTCTTGAAGTTCTATAGATTAACATTGCATCTTCTGCAAGTAAAAGTTGTTTCCATATTCTTCTAATCTTATCTAACATAGATGTTCCATAAGGAAGTTTTCTATCGTCACCTAATAGTCTAAAATGGGCAACTTCCCATGCTTGAAATTCCAAATCTTTATTTTTCCATTGAAACCGTAATTCTCTTGTTGGAACTTTAATGTCGTTTTGACTTGTAGTTTTAGTTGATGCACCTTCAATTCTTTCAATCTCAATATTTGGTAATTGCTGAACACCAACAATACCTTTTTCCGGATCAATTTTGAGGTAAACAAAATTATCTCCGTACTTTGACATACCACGAGCCCACATTTGTAGGTTTGTATTGATGTCCATTTTAGTATGAAATAAATCAGTTAAAATCGTTTTTATTCTATCTGATTCAGAATATATTGTAAGTATTTCTCCTTTTTCTGACATAGTTGTAGATTCTTCAGCATAAATGTCTAACGCTGCCGAAACCTCAGGAGTAAACTCCATTGATTCATAATCATAATATGCCGCCATTCTATTCGGTTCGTAGTAAACTGATTGATTGTAAAGAGATGAGTCTATTTTTGTCCATTTGTCGGCAACATATTGACTTTGTTGAGCTTGCAACATTGCCTTCTCATATTCTTCTCTACTATCTGTTTTTAATAATTCGTTTTTGTCAAAATTAAACGATGGTGCTTGTTCGGGTTTTGATTGTCCCGGAAAACCAAACATTTTCGTAAGTTTCTGAAAAACAGTAGGATTTTGTTGTGCCATATTTTATATAAATACTTTTCTTTACAATATAAACTTAATTATTAGTAATAGAAAGGTTATTTACTTCTTCCCAAATAACCAATTATATTCTTTATAAGCCTCTCTAGGTACGTTCATTGGGTTATCTCTATGAAATATATTATCATTATCCATACCCATAGTACCAATTTGATCAAAAGCGGTACCGTAAGAATAATGTGCCTTTGCTGGTTCATATGTTCTTTCAGACATTGCCCACGATTCAATCATTGCTTTATTTTTAGAATCATTTTTTTGCAATTGATTAAAAGATATGTCACCAGCATATAACGCCATAGATAAACCCATAATAGCATCATCATGTGTGCCTTTCATGTGATCAGGACGTCCGTTAATATAAACAAATGTATTAAGCTCATTTAATAATCTGCTAGACCTAACAATAAATCCTTTTCTTAAATTTTCTTCAAAGGCTGCAACAATTTGTGTTCTTTTATTGTTAAAACTTAAACCAGGAATTTTCTCCATAGCTTTTTTATTATACTCCCAAATATTTTGAGTGTTAATACCATCTATGAATAAACTTTTATAATTTAGTTCTTGCAATTTTCTTGAAGTTGCAATTCCCATTCCACCCGTTATATCAACGACTATAAATGCATCGTATAAGATTCCCCATTTGTATGCTATTGCCGCTAAATCATCTGGTGGCATTTTTCCGACATATTCTAATACTTGTTCTCTGTCATCAAAATCAATAATACAAATTGCTGAAAAATCTTCACTATCACCTCTACTAACATCTACCCCCATAATATATCGATGTCCTTCTATTGGATCTTTCCATTGCCACATTGTTCCTTGCATATATTTTTCTTTAGGAACACGTATCATATTTTTTGCAATATTTTCTTGAACATCACTTGGAATAACCCCATCTCCTGAACCTAAAAAATCACATTCCAACTCCTGTGCAATCTTACGTCTATCATATTTGAATTTTTTAGACATTGATTCAAACCAAGATGAAAATGGTTTATAACCTTGTTCTTGAAGTTCTTGATATTTCTTCATATCAAAGTCATATAAAACAACTTCATCATCATTATATTGTTCTCTATTTAACATGTAATGACAAATATCTTGACACTTTACCCAACGTAAATCTTTTGTATATCGAGGATCTTTAAACCATCTTAAATCTGTAATATGGAAATCATTCAAACCACGTAGAGCTTGATCAAAAACACCGTAATAAATGGGATCATAACCATTTGGAGTTGATACAAGTATAATTTTACCTCCTGTTGACAACGACGCCATAGATGCCGCCCAAAAGTCTTCCCCCGCTTCAATATAGGCAGCTTCATCAAATACAAGTATAGTGGGCGTATAACCACGCAAGGCATCTGGTGAGGTTGCTACGGCTTTTACCTCGCAACCATTATTTAATCTAAATCTACTTTCTGAGTTTTTATCGACTGAAAACCCAACATTCATCCAATCAGGCCATTGATCTAAAAAATGTCTAATTTTATTAGCCATTTCTACCGCTGTATCTCGTTTATTTGCAATAAGAAGAACCCTCTCAGGATTATCTGGACTTGCTAATTGTAATTTCTTTGAGAGCCAAGCGGCGGTTACAGTTGTAACACCTGCCTGTCTATATTTCCTTGTTATATTTTCATTATACTCTTCGTAATCTTTTATTAATTGAATTTGATCTTCAAATAAATCCATAGGAACATATTTCTTCTGTGTATTATCAAATGTCTGTAAGTAAGTTCTTAAAGCATAAGGCGTATCTTTCATTATCTTCGCCAATTCCTTTAACTGTTCAATTCTTGAATTCATATATGTATAAATACAAAAAAAGGGAGTTAAACTCCCTTTGTATTATCTTAAAATAGGTTCACCGCCATCATTATCTTCATCATCTTCATCATTGTCTGACATTTCTATACCTAAATTATTTAAAAAATCTTTTAAATCGGTATTAGATGTTTGATTTGATAAATCATTAATGTCATCATCAAACTTTTCACTTAATTCTTCATTATTCCAAGTTCTATAAAGATTATTCATCAATTCGTCCATCAATCTTTTACCATTTTCTGAACCTGAAACAACTTCTTTAGCAAATACTAAAAACTTCTTTGCAGGTAATTTAAAAATTTCAGTTATCAAATAATTTTGATATTCAACCAAATGATCTTCAATAATAATTTCATCAGGAAATTGTTGTCTAACTCTATCCCAAATTGCTGGACCTAATCTTAAATCCCACATTTCTTTTTCAAGTGTATCTTCACTTTCTTTTACTTTTTGGAACATCTCCTCATCTTCTGGTTGTCCTTGAATTGCAAAGACTTCCATAATTCCTTTAATAATTTCATGAACGCAAATTGGAAAGTTTACTGCTCTAACTTTAATAGTTGGAGGATCAGTATTTCTATCAACTTCTTCTTTTCCGCCAACGCCACCTGAATTCATCATCATTTTCATGGCATCATCAGACATTTGCCAATATAAAGTATCGTTTATTGACATTAATATACCATAATCGTTAATTAAAGTATCTGAACCTGTAATTTGTCTAATCCTTTCAGGAACCAATTGATACATGTAATGCCCTCTTTTTGAGGCACCTTGTATCATACTATTAATAAATCTTCTTTTGGCTTTTTCTAAATTTAACTGTTCTAAATCGTTCATTAAATCTTCCTCCACTTCAATATTTACTTGAGGTATTTGAGGTTGTTGTTGTTCAGGTTCTCTTTGAAAATTATCTGTTTCAATTTCACCCATTCCAACTATTTTAACATCAAATTGAAATGCACCATCGGGAATTGCCATTTCTTTAGTTACTAATTCAATTGCTAATTGTTCTAATTCTTCTCTATGTTCATTTTCTATTCTTACAATGTTATTGTGAGCCATTCCCATGGCAGAAGTTAAAGGACTACGCATCGCATCATTAATAGACATGGGTTTTAATTCATCTGTAATTCCACCTAAATGTCTTACTTTTTCAACAACTTGTCTATATCTTTCAGATGCTAATAATTCTTGGAAATTTTTATTTGGTTCTTCGCCAGTTGATGGTAATGGAACTTTTTGTAAAGGTGTTTCACCTGATGCTAATTTACCCGTGATATCACCATGAGGTCTATCTTGAGTATCAAAATCCATTGCCATTTCATTAATATTTTCTTGTAATAAAGATAACAATTTTTTCTTAGATAACCTCATTTTTACTTACTTTTTTTCGTGTAATGCTTTAGGGTTAGGATTTGGACCTGGACCTGGTTGATACGGTGTTTTAGGTTTAGGTGTTGTTCCTGGTTTTGTTGTTGGTTTTGGTTTGGTGGGTGCAGTTGTCGGTGCGCCCATCTCTTTACCTTTTAAAGTATCATAAGTCATAAATTCAGGGATACCATTATGTCCTTTTTTTACTTTTGAACCATGTTCGGTAGCAATTGCTGATTCATTTAATTTTGATTGAATTAGTTCCATAATTTCGTTTTTAGAGGTAAAGCTATGAAATTTTTCGTTTTCAACCAAACCCCTAACCCAATTTTTTGTTTCATTTATCTTACCCGCAATATTCATCGTTTTATCACTAACTCTTTTGTAAAATTCATGAGCATTTTTAACATTAGGGTTTTTTGAATGTATTTCAGCCAATTTATTAATATCTTTAGATTCTAAATCAGTATCACTCACTCCCGCTTCTCTCAATTCAAATTGTAAATTTCTTTTTGCATTCAAATCAGAATTTGACTCATGAATGTTCTTCCACATTGCCGCTGCTGCCACCTTCTTACCGGATTCTTTACTACCATATTTTTTAGCAGCTTTATCCGCCAACTTTTCAAATCCTTTACCTTTTTTACCGATATCACCACCTTTTTTAGCTTTCTTCACCACTTCACTTTTTTTCTCTTTACTCAATTCGGCAGAAGGTTTTTCTTCATTTACCTCTTTTTTATCTTTACCCTCAATATTTTTTGATTTCAAATCTTCTTCGTATGTTTCAATAGTCTTATTTTGCTTTTTAGCACTTTCTAAATCCTTTTGAAAACTTGGTGATTTTTTAGAAATCATAAGTGTTTCATCAGTATCATTACTATTTGTATCGTTTTGTTCGCCTATAATTCTTTGAGCCAACATGTTAATTTGATTATCGGAGAACTTAACCAATGTTTTTTCTGAAAAACCTTCTTGAATTAGTTTTTCAATAATTTCATTTCTTTTCATACGTTTTTGAATTTAATTTCTTCATTTAATAAAACATACCCTCTTGATTTTAACTTTTTTGTTACATTTTCAATTGGTTCAGCAAATTTGAATGTTAATCTTTCTTCAGTGTTATTAAAGTCAAATTTTTCCCAAGCTAAAGATATTACACCATCTACAGCATCGATAACTCCGAAATAATCGGAGTTTTGGATAAGTTCTAATTGTAAATCTGTGTCTTTTAATAACCCAACTACATCAACATATTCGATGTCAGGAGATTTAGATTGTTGACTATTTGCTGCAGGTATAACAAACCACTCTCCCATGTCAATTTCGGTACTTTCACTAAATACGAATTCGTACTGCTTTTGACATTTGTAATCTGATCCAATTTCATTGACATATATTAAATGCATTTTAGTGTTTGAAATATTTACTTAGTGTTTCACCTATTGCGTTTTTTATTTCATCTAAATCAATTTCTTCTAAATGATCTTCGCCTCCCATTTCAGAACCATCATTATTACCTTTTTCTAAATCTGCGTGATTTGACATATCATCAGTATCATCGACATAGTTTGATAAATCAATTTCATTTTGTTCGTGAGGTGTTGGCGAATTAATAAATTCATCTAATGAATTCATGGCGTTTTCACTCATTTCTTGATCAGAACTTGGCGGTGGAGGAAAATCACTTCCACTATCTTCAGTAGATGGTTCAGATGGCATTTCTTCTCCACTTTGTCCTTCTTCATCTCTATCAAATTTCTTACCAATTTCTTCAATATCTTTATCGGATAATTTATCTAAATCACAAGCCGAAATAATCATATTGAGAACATACTTAATATCATCACTTTCCATTCTATCATGTAAATCCCTTAATTCTTGTCCTAATTTACCGGCATATTTTTGAACTTCAGACATGTAATCTGAACGTTTTGATGGACCTTGTTCCTCATCATCACCACCTTTTGTGTCATCACCTGACATTCCACCCATATCATTAGTAGGGGCAGAACCCATATCATCAGTAGGCGCAGTACCCATATCACCGCTAGGTGCTGCATCTGACGATGGATTTGAACCCATTGTATCTGCAGGTGCACCATCAGTTGGTGGAGGAGGAGGCGTATCAATAGATGGTTCTGGAATTGGAGCTTCATCTTGCGATGGTTTGTTTTGTTTTAAAACATACTTTGTTGCTTCTTGTAATTCCTCCTGACCTTTAATATAATCAAGTCTCTTAAATGCTTCCGCATAAGAGGAGAATTTGTTTTTGTTTTTCATAAACATACCACCAATATAATCAAGTGATTGTTCATTTAATCCTCTTTTTACATAATATGCGTCCTTTTCTCTGACGATACCATATACACCACCAACTTTTGATTCGCTTACTAATTCAGCCTTAAAAGTTGATGTTTTCTTATTATTGTTGAAGTAGGTTAACTCGAGAATTCTTTTTAATTTGTCATCTCCGTTAAGTTTTTCACTGCCAAGGGGTTTAAAATCTGCCATTTTGTTAATTGTTAGATATACTTATTCTTATCCTATAAATACATTGATATATAGAAAAAATAGGTATAGTTATTGTGTAAGGGACAATTTCTTATCCGTTATATATGTTTTAAGTTTTAATAGTTTTTCAATGTATCCATTTCTTCTTAATAATTTATAGACTAAATTCTCATAAGAATACTCGCCGCCTTTCTCTAAACCTCCCTGTCTGAACTCTTTTAACTTTAATCTCAATAATTCTATTTTAGATGAAATGTCATTTATGTTTTTCATTTTCAATAAAGAATCAATCTTTTTAGCGTATTCTTCCCCCTTTTCAAGTATCTTCCTATCATCAATATTAGGGGAATCTTTTTCTGGTTTTAATAACCACTTATCATGTAAAATTGAATAAACACCTGAAGAAATATGTGGTTCGTCTATATCTTGGACATAAACCTCAACATTGTATCCCTTTATTTTGATGTCATGTTTTTCATTAAAAACTGATTTTTTTGCATCAAAAAATTCCTTTACGAATTCAAAACGATATTCAGATTCTTTATAATCAATAAGAATGTGTAAATCCACATCGGAAAAATTAGACCAATTATAATTTGATAGTGAGCCTGTTAAAACTATATCATGAATAAAAAATTCCACGCCAAATGTCTCAATGAACTCATCAGAAATTTCTAATAATCTTTTTCTGATGTCTTCACGCATTTTATCTTCCTCAAAAATTTGTGGGGATAGTTCATCTTTTGGTTTAAAAGACTTAACTATTTTCTTGTCTTTAGATTTAACTTCAATTAATTCTTCAAAAAGACTCATTTGATTTTCTTATATTTATGAACTTTAGCGATATTTTCGTTAAAGTGTTTTCCGTGAGATTCAGCAAGTCTAAACTTGGTGAATTTTGTCCAAGGAACTTTATTATACTCATAAATAGAGCCGTTATTAAAAGTAACGGTTAAGTCTTCGGTTTCCGTATTAAAATGTGCGGATTTAAGATTGGATGAATTAATTTCAACCATAATCATCTTACCATCAATTTTTTCTGATACTATTGCCATATATTAAATTATATACAATAAATATCAAAAAATAAA